GAAGTTACACGTGACGAATATAACAAAGATGTAACAGGCTTTATTAATACTTTGCCAAGTGTTGACCAATGGAGTTATTTAACGCGCGAAGATGGCTTTAAAACGTTTAATATTAACGTTAAAAAAACGATTGACTTAAATACCAATTGGATGACTGAAGAAATGAATCGATATTTCGAAGAGTTAATCACATCACCACAAGTTTATTTAAAATTAGCTTCGTACACAAACACGGAAAACTGGCTTTATCCTGAAGATGAAAGCGGATGCCCTTTAAGAATACCCGAAAGTACGGAATACCAACCCGTAATAGTTCAAAATAACCAATATGAAGTATTCCAACAAAGAAACAAAAATCTAATTAAGCATTCTATTACGGTACGTTTAGCAAATCAGGACAATATCAATGGTTAGGATACAAATTGAAACAGGATATTTAGATGTTAAAGAAGGAACTAACTTTCCGTTAAACTTTCAAGTAGGTGATATTCGCGATTTAACGCAACGCAAAGGAACTTTCTCAAAGACTATAACACTAAGCGGTACAAAGAACAACAACACGCTTTTAAACAACTATTACGACGTTAATATAGTAGCAGGAACTTTCGACATTAACAAACTTACTCGATGTACTGTTTTACAAAATGGCGTTCCGATAGTTTCAAATGCTTTACTTCAATTGGTAAACGTCAAAAAGACGCAAATAACAGATGCTTATGAGCAAGAGGTAGAATATGAAGTTTTGGTTCGTGACTCACAAGCGGAATTTTATTCTACGATTACCAACTTAGAACTTACTAACTTAGACTTTTCAGACTGTGACCATGATTTTAATATTTCAGCGGTAACAGATAGTTGGGCACATACTCAAAGCGACCATTATAAATACATATTGCCGTTTAACGATACTTTAAATTACACGCTAAATTATTTTAAACCTGCTATTTACGCCAAATCTTATTGGGATAGGATATTTCAAAACGCAGGGTTTACCTATGACTGGCAAGGATTAAGCGCGTCACACTTTGATAAGTTGTTAATACCTTATAATGGCGATGTAAATAACTTTGATTACACGGATTACAAAGTAAAAGCTGAAACACTTTTTACAAGTTCATACGTTCAGCCGAATCCTGGTTATAACCAAGAATTTACACAGCAAATTGTAACGTGGACTGAAACTGTCGATGTACAAAACATATTCAATCCCTCATTAGGTGAATATAGTGCACCATTTAACACTCAAACAAATCAAGGGCAAACATATACTTTTAACTTTACGTATGCCTATGAAATACTTTTAGTTAATGCGAGTACATCACCACCCGCAACAGCTTATTTAAAAATTCAAGACCCTTTTTCGTTAGCTTATTTGCCTGGCGAAATTGAATACAATTTACAATTTGAGTTAACAGTAAATGGCAACAGCTTAGGTTTTGTTCAAGCGATTGATGTTGCTCATGTAGGAGACGGAATTACTACTGTTAGTATTCCATCCTCAACTTCTTTATCTGTATTAAGCGCATCGGGTACAACTACAATTCCGATTCCTGTAAACATAACAGCATCTGACGTTATAGAAATCAAAGCTGGTATATATGTAAATTCTTTATATAATTTTGGCATAGAAGCAGTTTGGCGTGATACTAACGCAACTTCGGGAGGTTCGAATGTTCAAGTTAACCCACAAGTAGATTTTAGTTTGTTACAGCTTGAGATATTACCTTCTAATAACATACAAATTATTAACGGGACGCAAGTTGTAAACGAATACATACCTCAAAAGATTAAGCAATCTGATTTTATAAAAGCTATATTTCAGATGTACAATCTTTACGCGTACCCAAACACGGATAACCCTAACGAACTTATATTAGTTTCACGTGATGAATGGTACGATGCAGGGGCTGAGAAAGATTGGTCTGCTAAATTAGCAAAAGACAAAGAGCAGCAACTTATATTTTTACCCGACCTTCAAAAGAAAAAACTAAAGTTAACATACAAAGAAGATACTGATACAGCAAATGTAACCTATACACAAGCAACCGCAGAGATTTATGGGCAACTTGAATATACATTTGATAATGAGTATGTAAAAGACACGGATACAAAACAATTATTGTTTTCGCCAACACCTGTTTCTAAAACTACATTTGATGCGTATGTTCCTATGATAAATGGAATAGCTCCAAATAATAATATTCGTATCTTATACGACGCAGGAACTAAAAACTGTCTACCTTACTATATTTATGAAAATGAAATCACAGGAATACAGGCTTTAACTTACCCACAAACGGGACATTTTAACGACGCTTTAACTCCAACTTTCGATATTAACTTTGGTGTTTGTGATTACTACTTCTATTCAACAAGCGTTTTAACAAATAACAATCTTTACAATTTATACTGGCGTAGAACGGTTAATCAAATTAACGTTGGTAAAATGTTAGTCGCTTCTTTTCACTTGACTGAGTCCGACATTCAAACGTTAAAACTTAATGACAAAATACGAATCGATAATAGTTGGTGGAACATTAACAAAGTAATGGATTATAACGCTAACAACGAAGCGTTAACCAAAGTTGAATTAATAAGCATAGATACAGAAATTGATTTGGCTAATTTTACAGTTCCATCTTCAATATTTGTTGGAGACCAAAGTGTAAGCGAAGCAGGTAAAGGCAATGTGGTTATAATTCGTGATAACTCAAACGTTAATTTAAGCGTGGGTAATGTAGAAGTCTATGGCAGAGGCAACGTTATAGGGCAAAACCTAAAAGGAATCGTTATAGGCGATAATCAAACAGTAAGTGAAAGTGGAATAACGACAACGAATTTACGAGTAACAGAAACTATAAACGGTGAATCCGTAAACACGATAGTGCCAACATATAAAAAGTACATTGCTACAATTACGCAAACGGGAATACTTGACCCTGTTGTTACAATACTGGAAAATACGATTGGCAACATTTCTTGGATAAGAACAAGCGCAGGAAACTATGAGGGCATTTTAACTAATGGTTTTCCAAGTGCTGACAAAACGTATTTAATGGTTAATCAAGTGAATACCTCAGGCATTTGTTATTTAACTTATGCAGGTACAAGTCAATTGTATTTACAATGGTATGATTTTTCTTTAGCGCAAACAGATAACGTTTTAATGAACAATACAATAGAAATTAGAGTTTACCCATAAGATATGAATGAAATAGAGGTTCCTATAAAAGTCACTGGCATAGGTGCAATAAAAAAAGAGTTACGCGACTTAAAAGGCGAGTTAGCAAATGCTACGGATTCGGAAGCTATTGCAAAGTTATCGCAACGAGCGGGTGAACTAAAAGACCAATTAGCGGATGCAAACGAACAGGTGGCAATATTTGCTTCTGGTTCAAAGTTCGAACAAGTTAGTAATAACATAGGTTCAATTAAAGATTCGATAATGTCTTTGGATTTTCAAGAAGCTGCGGATAAAGCTAAACTTTTAACTACGACTTTAAAAGGAATTAATCCTGCGGAGTTTGCCGCTCAATTCAAAGGCTTTGGTTCTGTATTAATGTCTTTAGGTTCTGCAGTTGGCGTAGTAATGAAACAATTTATTGCTTTCGGTGTATCGCTTTTGGCTAACCCTATATTTTTATTAGTTGCGGTTATCGTTGCAATTGTTGCTGCGATACTTATTTTGCTTAATAAAATGGGTATTCTTAAAAAAGTCATTGACGTTTTAATGAAACCTATAAACGACCTTATAGCAGGATTTAAAGAGTTAACGGATTGGTTAGGATTAACAAGCTATGCAGCCGAAGAAAACGCTGCAAAAATGATTGAAGCCAACGATAAAATAATGGAAAGTTCTAAGGAACGCCAAGAAACAATTGTTGGAGGTTTTGACTATGAAATTAAAATGGCTAAAATCTATGGTAAAGAAACTTTAGATTTGGAGTTAGCAAAAAGCAAAGCGATAGGTAGCGAAGCACAAACGCGATTAAGCTCAGCGCAAAAAGCTTTAGCAGCTCAACAAAAACTTGGAGACGACGCGAACGCGGAAACCATTAAAAAGTTAAAGACTCAAATTAAAGAAGAAAACAATTTAATCAAAGACCAACGCAGAGAAAGAAATTTATTAGTAGCACAGGATGTCGTAGATAAACGTGAACAAGCAGCAAAAGAATTAGAAGAGGATAAAAAGAATGCCGAAGCACGTCGTAAAGCTGCTATTGATGCTGCTAAAAAACGAGCCGAAGACGAACGTAAATTTGCTGAAAACAGATTAGCTGCTGCGCGATTAATAAAAGACTTAGAAATATCATTAATAGCAAGTGATGCGGATAGGGAAATAGTAGCAACACAAGAGAAATACGCTCGATTAATTCAAGACGTACAAAAAAACGAAAACTATACTAAGGACGAAAAGATACGCATTCAAAAACTTTATCAACAAGAGCTTGAAGCTGAATTATCCAAACAAGAACAAGTGCAAATAGATGCTGAAAAGGAAAAGAACCAAAAATCACTTGACGAATACAACAAAGGCTTAATGGATAAATACGCTTTAGAAGAAAAACAAGCGTTACAATTACAGGAATTACAAGCCAAAACAGCGGATCAACTAACACAATTAGCTAAAGATAAAAGAGCTATTCAGTTTGATGCTGAAGTAGCGGCAGCAGGTGAAAACCAAATCTTAATTGAAGCTCTTACAGCACAATACCAAGCGGATTTAAACGCTATTGACAAAGCAGCATCTGACGAAAGAATAAAAACTAAAGAAGAAGAGGAAAAGAGAAAAAGAGAAGAAGCGTTAAAAACAGCAAACGAAGAAATTGAAAGAGCGGATATAACAATAAAATCTATTCAAACTCTTGGTGATATTGCTTTTGCTGCTAAAATGGCAAAGGTTAAAAAAGGAAGTAAAGAAGAGGAAGAGTTAGCTAAAAAACAATTTAAGTTTAACAAGGCAATGCAATTAGGCGGGGCAATAATAGACGGTGCTAAGGCTGTAACAGCTTCACTTGCTGCTGCTCCATTAGCGCTTGGTCCTGTACCCAACCCTGCTGGTATTGCTTCACTTGCTGCTGCTGTTGCAACTTCAGCTGTAAATATTGGTAAAATAGCTTCAACACAATTTAATTCAACAGGCGGTGGTGGTGCTGCTGGTGGTGGTGTTCCTGCTGCTTCGTCATCTTCTACGACAGGTTCTGCTGCTCCAGCCTTTAATCTATTTGGTCAAGGTAATGATTTAAATAACGTAGGTGCGCCACAAACACAAACAAACGAAATCACGGTTAATGCTGTAGTAAGTGAAACCGAAATAACGAGCACTCAAAATAAGATAACTAAAATAAACGAAAACGCAACGCTATGATAAGCTACCAAAGTTTAATAAATAAGATAATTGATTTTTACGATAGTCATTTACAAGTTAAAAAAGTTGGTTCTGACTTTCGGGAGCAGTTAGAAAACTTCGCTACTAAAGACGAAAAATATCCTTTGGTTTATATTTCTCCAATAGATGCTGCGCCAAGTGAAATGGGATTTACTACTGAAATCAATTTAGAAATCTATTGCTTTGACATTATACAAAAAGACCGAGCAAATATTAATGTAATTCTAAGTGATTGCCATTTGATTTTAAACGACCTTTACAATTGGTTTTTAAACTCGGATGATTACTCTTTCGACATTGTAGGAGTGCCAACTATGACACCTTTAAACAATGACTTGTTAGATTATGCTGCAGGATGGTTAATGACCGTAACGTGTTCAATTAATAACTATACGGATTGTCAAGTTCCGTTGCAAGTAGATACTCCAGTAATAAACTGCGATGATTGTGTTCGCGTTCAATTTACTTATGATGGTATTGATTACGATTATAATGTTCCTAAAATAGAAGATAATCATTTTAATTTAGTAATTGATTTGATAACAATAGACATTACTACAGATAACGATGATTGGTTTATAGATTTAACAGGTGAAAGTTTGTTTTATGGTAATTACTCGCAAACATTTAACGATGGTTGCCCTTTCTTTAGTGACTGGATTTATAATTTTGGCGATGCAGTTGAAAACCTTATAACATCAAATTGCATAGATTAATTTTAAACAAAAAGGCGAATTAAAATAATATAGAATATGCCTGATAAAGAATTTAAGCTTAAGTACAAAATAAGAAATAAAGCGGCAAAGGTTTTAAAGCAAGTAATTAAACAGGACGCTTTAATCGACACAGGAACGCTTTACGAATCTATCCGTATTAATGCTAAATTCACAACCGAGGGCAGTTTAAGAATTGAAATTTTGGCAGCTTATTACTTTGGATTTTTAAATAATGGTACAATAAGCATTGAACCTTACAATTTAGTGCGGTCATTCAATAAACAATTAGAAATGCAGGGTATTATTTCAGAAATGTACGCGCAATATATTGAATGGTTAACGGGTAAATATCCACTTGTTGAAGTTGCTGGAATGTTGCGTAAAAAACAAAATGTAATCTACGACTTTAATCCGTTATTCGGTGAGTTTTGGGCGGCATTGGAATACTAAACGTTCAATTCTTTACGCATTCCTAAAAAGTTAAACACCAGGATTAAAGGAAGCTCACAAACTGCATTAAATTTTGTTAAGTCTTCTTGGCACAACATCCAAATAAGCTGTTCCCACGCCCATTTCTTATGTTTCTTTTGCTCTTCAACTTCTTTTAACTCTTCGGCATCCATTTGGGAATCCGTTTCAAAGTCATCTTCATAGGATTCGGTCATAAGGTTTTTATATTGGTCTATTATCCCTTCTCTAAATTTAATGTATTCGGGTAGTAATCCAAAGACATCTGTAATTTGAAAGTCTAAAAACCAATCTAATCTATCGGTTGAATGATAATTGTAAGGTTCAAGTATTTCATCACCCCATTCATTAACACGAACGCGCCTATAAAGTATTGCAATGATATTAAGGAGCTTTTCAATGTAGTTATCTGAGAAATAAGACTCCAAACTTATAAATTCGCCTAAGGTAATTTTATTAAATGGCTTTAATTTGTAATCTCCTATCGTGTTTTTGTAGTGTTTATGTGGTTCGTCGCGTATAAACTTAACTTCTAACAATAGCTCTTCAAGTTCATCTAAGCTTATATCGTCAAAATCTTCAGGATAACAATCTAACAACGTGCAAAGCACATCAATTTGATAGTTGAACATTCCGTCTTCTTGTGAAAGACTACGTAATTCAATAAATGTTTCAATCGTTATTTGATTCCACGCTTTCGGCAGCTTGTTTTTGAGCATGGTTAGAGATTGTTGTAGTTACAAAATTAAGGTAGGGTATAGCAATTTCAGCAACTTGCGTTCTAAACAGCTTTGATTTATATTTTAAATGCGCTGAGTCGTAGTGTTCTGTATTACTTAGGTCGGTTCGTTTAAACATTAATGCCATAATATCGGAAACCGAATGCTTGTTTTCTTTAACAATCATTTTCTCGATTAACTTCGTATCTTTTACGGATAGTTTCATTTCAGCTTTATAAGTAAATCCGTCAATTTCTATTTCTTCGATAGCGTCTTTAGCTTCGTAGTTATCCGTGTTAAACTCTTTTGTCTTTTCAACAAAGTAATTAAATTCATCCCATTCGTCTTCTTCAACTCCGACTACTTCAAAAACCTTAATTTGCTTTTCGATGTTATCGAGTTCTTTGTTGTTATGGATTGCAGAAATCTTTTCGAACTCTTCAATCGTAATCTCATTCATTTTGTTGGCGATTTGCCTACCTAAAACTTCAATCATAATTATAATTTTTGAACAAATATAAATAAAATTTAATATAGTGAGAATGACAAAGGATTTACCTATTTACAAAATCACGATTGACCCTGAATATTCAGATGGCGAAGAGTTAGGAATCGAGCAAATCGCATTCACTTCAAATCCTGCTATTAAAGTTAAAGGTATGGCGTTTAGTCAAGAAGTTAAAATGTTATTTGCAGACGATTTAAAATATCGAGTGACTGCTCCCGCTATGATTCCAATGGAAATTTATAGACGTGACGATGAAACAGGCGAATACTACGTACAATTTAGCGCTGAAACTATCGAACAAATACACGCTAAGTTTATGCAGGACTTAAAAAACCGCGACATCTTTAATTTAGAACACGATCAATCACAACAAGTTCCTGCCTATATTTTAGAATCGTGGATAGTAGATAATCCAAAAGAAGATAAAGCCTTTAGTACTTTCGGGATTGAAGTTCCTAAAGGCACTTTAATGATTACGGCGCAAGTAACCGATAAAGATTATTATTCCGAGTTAGTAAAAGAAGACCAAGTTGGATTTTCTATTGAAGGGTTTTTAGGTCTTAAATTAAGTAATCAAATAAATAAATATAATATGAACAAATTACCAGATGGGGAACACCTAATCGAAGGTAAAATCTATGTCGTAAAAGGCGGTGAGATTATCGAGATTAAGGATGCACCTAAAGAAGAAGTGGCTATGGAAAGCGACACGGTAGTTGAAGAAGACGTTACGACTGAAACTGAGCCTATCGATGAGCAACCAGCACCAGAAGAACTTGAAGAAGTAAAAGAAGAGGTTAAAGAAGAAGTTAAAATGGCGGTTGACGTTGCTACGGATGCGGAAGCTGTTTTAGCTATTGTTGCTCCTGTATTAGAAGAGCAAGTTAACAACCTATTAAAGATTATCGCTGACTTAAGAACTCAAATGGAAGAGATGTTGGCAGAAAGAGCTGAAGACGAAATCGAATTAAAGTCTGAAGTAAAAATGAGTATTGCTGAAAAATTCAGCGCATTAACTAAATTAAGTAATAACTAAAATCAAATAAAAACAAAAATGGAAAGAAAATTAAAATTCGACCTTGACATTGAAGCAAACGCGTTACTTTGTCCTAACCCTAACGAGTTCTATTCTCGTGCTTATTTAACAGCTGATGTTGCTGATACTTACCGCGCTTTGCCTGGTATTAAATCAAAAACTAAATTGGCTAATGTTGCTTTCGGTTCAATCCTTAAAGCATCTACGTGTAACTTCGAAGCTCCTACCGACACATTGGATGCTATCGAAATCGATGTTTGTGCATTCTCTGCAATGGCTCAAATTTGTCAGTTCGACTTAGAGCAATCTTTTGTTGCTTTGCAAATGACACAAGGTTCTAACGGTGACTTTTCAGTACCTTCATTTATGAACTACTACTGGGGAGAAATGGCTAAGCAAATCGAAGAGGACATCGAGTTAATTAGATGGCAAGGTGATACGGGAAGCGAAAACCCGCTTTTAGCTTTGTGTGATGGTTACTTAGTTAAACTTTGTGGTGATGGCGCTAACTTAGCTTTTACAGATGGTGGTTCTGTTGATTCTTCAAACGTACTTGACACTTTCAATTCAGTTGTAAATGGTTTGCCTGCATCGGTTAGATTCAAAAAAACTGATTTAAGAATCCGTGTTTCTTCAAACGTTGCTGCTGCTTACGAACTTGCTGCTGCTTCTGGTAACACATTGACTTATGTTTCTGCTCCATTGCAGTCTACTTACTTAGGAATTAAAGTTGTTGTTTGTGAGGGTATGCCTGACAATACAATCGTAGCTTCATTAAAAGACGATTTAATATATGCATTTGACGCAGAAGGTGATTCTAAAGCATTGAAAGCTGTTAACTTAACTGACACCGTAGCTGAGCCATATATCCGTACTCGTGCGAATGTAAAAGCTGGTTTCTTTTATACTAACCCTTCTCAAATCGCTGTTTGGTCATCTTGTTTTGACTAATCGATAATTAATAAATAGGTTCGAGGGTGGTGCAATAAACGCCACCCTTTTTTGTAAAACATAAAAAAATATATAAAAATGTCGTGTGAAGCATTAGAAGGAATTGTAAAGTCGTGTGACAACAATTCGGGTGGTATCTACAAAGTGTGGATAAACCAACAAGATGAGATTGATAGCGTAGATGTAAACCCAACATTGACGTGGACAATCGACCAAATTAACTTAGTAACACCAACAGACTTTACTGAGTTTGAAATTAGAAGAAACACAGGTTCGTACACCGAAGAGGCTGCGATTGACCTTGTAAATGGATCTTCTTATTATACTCAAACCGTTTCGTTGATGTTCCATAGACGGGACCAATCAAAATCACAAGCTATTAAAGTATTGGGTGCTGGTCAACAATATTTAGCTATTATCGTTCAAGACGCTAACGGTAAGTATTGGTACTTTCCTTTCATGCAGTTGACTGCAACGGGTGAGGGTTCGGGTACTGCTCGTGCGGATGGTAGTAAGTATTCAGTTACTTTAACTGCTGAGAATGAGTTTTTAGCTTATGAGGTTACCGAAGCTGCTGTTTTAGCGGTTATTTAATAGTATCTTCTCCAAGAAAATTAGCATCCTTCGGGGTGCTTTTTTTTTTAAACAAAAAGACTAACTAATTTAATATAGTTGTGATATACATAAATAAAGACGAAGTAAATAATATAGTGTTGACATTAAGCGAAGTTAGTACCTTATCGAACCCTTATTATTTGTTCGTGTTTCAAAACGAAATGAACCCTGAGTCAAACCCAATTTTATTCACTACGGCAGATGTTTCAACGTATCCTGAAAGATTTAATCAGTTCTTGTTGGATGAACCCGTAGATGTTGAATTGGTAAAAGGTCAGTATTCTTATTCGGTTTATGAATCATTAGTACCACCAGTAACAATAGAAGATACAACAGAAATCGTAATTGAGGAAGGTCGTATGGTTGTTTCGGGTGCAATTGTTAATTCAATATACGATTAATGGCGTGGTATAATTTTTTCTCTAAACAAAATGAAACAACGTCTGTTGAGGTTGTGGAAGGTTATCATAGTTTTAGCACACCTTTTGCTAAGGTTGGCGGCGCAAATCTCGCATTACCTTATGTAAATGGTCGTTATCAGGTTGCAGGTTACATTCCTTTCGGTCAAGATAACCTTTATCCCGAAATCCTTAACCAAATGTATTACACGTCACCTTTACACGGTGCAATTGTAGACTACAAAGTTAATGCAGTAATCGGTGGTGGGTTTAATATTATAACTGATAAACTAAGCAACGAAGAAAAAGTCGAATTATACGCTTTTGAAAACAAACTTAAGTTAAAAAAGATAGCACCTATTGTAACTAAACAGCTTATAATACATTCAAGAGTTTATTTTAAGCTATGTTTTAACGATAAAGGTAAGCTAACTAAAATAGAAAACCTATCGCCAGAGAAATTAAGACGTTCCCGAGATGGGAAAACTTACTTTATTTGTGAGGATTGGGCGTCACGAATAGATGTTTTTGAGATTACACCTTACCATCCTTTGAATAAAGAATACGAGCAGCTGTTTATTTATGAGTTACCTTGCATTGGGCAGGACTACTATCCATTGCCGCAGTATTCAAGTGCGTTGAACTTTGCTTTTTTAAGTGGCGAGTTGTCGTACTTAGCAAAATCAAACATTCAGAACGCTGTTTTCCCGTCTTTTGCTATGATGTTCCCTAAGCGTCCACAAAGTGAAGAGGAAAAGAATGTATTAAGACGAACTATTGATAAGCTAAAAGGCGCTGAAAACGCAGGGAAAGCGGTTGCATTCTTTGCTAACTCAGCAGAGCAGATGCCAAAAATTGAAAGTTTACCTACAAATTCAAACGATAAATTATTTCAAGAAGCTTCGGGATTAAACACCGAGCAGATTTGTTTTGCTCACACGATCGACCCAATATTAATGGGTGTTAGAACTTCGGGTAGTTTAGGCAACGGAAGCGACATCAAACAAGCGTATGTAATCTTTGAAAAAAATGTCGTTAAACCATTGCGTGAGATTGTTCAAGATATATTCAATGAATTATTGCATATCGCTAAAGTAAAAGGTGAACTTGTGATAAACAATTTTCAAATCATTAACGAAACTATCGTTGAGGTTGAAGAAAGCGCAAGTCGAACAAGTGACGCTTTGAATTCTTTAAGTCCTTTAGTGGCTACAAAAGTTTTGGGTTCTATGACTCCAAACGAAATTAGAGCGTTAGCATCGTTACCACCAATTGAAGGCGGTGATATTGTTCCAATTGCTCAACCTACTAACCCTACAACTCCAGCATAATGCTTTACTTTATAACTGAAAACTACCTAAAGACGAACACACCTATAACGGCAAATGTAGACGTTACGGATGTCACTCCATACATAGCAACCCAGGCACAATTAAGAGTGATGCCAATATTAGGAACAACGTTCTTTAATTATATGCTAAACGTGTATAATACACAAACGGCTACAAACGACGAAGAAACGCTAATTAAGTTCATTCAACCGATTGTTGCGTGGCGTTCAGCTGAAGATGCTGTTTTCGGTTTAACATACCAACTTAAAAACAAAGGACTTCAAACACAAAACGGTGATTTTTCAAGCTCGGTAAGTCAACGTGAGGTAGCTTTTGGTATGGAACACTACGCACAAAAAGCTTCGTTCTTTGAACAACGATTAATCAAATACTTAATTAAAAATAGAAATCTTTATCCTGAATTTATTTCTGAAGAGAATCGAGATACTGATTTAAGACCTATGATTGATTGCCATGGATGTACGGGCTGCTGCCACGGAACTTGTAACTATGAAAATGGAAACGGATATAACAACCAAATTTTAATATTGTGATAGATTTAAATCAAATTTTTTCAGTAATTAAAAAGCAAGGAGCTACAGGGGTTTTGGCTATTTGGCTATATTACACTCATTCAGATGTACAGGATTTAAAACAACGCCTTTATGACTGTTATGGTAAAGCAAATAGCTCAGTTACAAAACCAATTACTGACGATAATAATTTTGCTATTGTACCAAAAGATGAATTAACCGAAGAATGAGTTACGACTGGCTAAAAGAAGAGAAAGCACCACGGATATTAGTTCAAGCCGTTAAACAACTTGGAGTTAAAGAGATTGTAGGTAAACAACACAATCCTATTATTTTAAATTGGGCGCGTGAACTAAAGCTTTCAAGTGTTTATAATGCAGACGAGATTCCGTGGTGTGGTTTATTCATAGGTTATTGTTGCCACATGGCAGGATTAGAAGTAATAAATAAGCCATTGTGGGCGTTATCGTGGTCTAACTGGGGCAATGAAGTAACCGAACCAATGTTAGGTGATGTGTTAACATTCAAAAGAAATGGTGGTGGACACGTAGGAATATATGTAGGAGAAGACGATACGCACTATCACGTGTTAGGAGGTAATCAGGGAAACTCGGTAAGTGTTTCACGAATAGCAAAGAGTAGATTATATAAAGCACGTAGAACAGCATGGAAGGTAGCGCAACCTTTAAACGTTCGAAAGGTGCAATTAGAACCAAAAGGAGTAATAACAACAAACGAGCAATAAAATGGCAAAGAAAAAAAAGGTAGATGTAGAAATTCAAGTGAATGACGCGTCTTTAGAAATCCACAAGGATGAAACAATTAACGAAGTGAAGTTAGACACTAAAAACTTAGACATTGAAGTTAAAAAAACGGATGATACCATCGAGGTGAAAGTCGACGCACAGAAGCCGTTACTTAATTTTGTAGGAAAAGTTTTAGGAAGATACATTTCTAAGAAATTAAAATAGTATATTTGCAATGCTTTTTTCATAATTGATTAATTGTTAACGGGAAACCCTTACTTCGGTAGGGGTTTTTTAGTTTTAGAAAAAATATTTTAAAATAATTGTAACTATATTAAATAATATAACGTATATTTGTCAAAACAATTAAATAAAACATTATGAAAAATTACTTTTTAGACTTGTTAGACCAAGTTACACCAGCGAACGAAGAACACAAAGACGTTTTAAGGTGCTTTTTAGGCTTTTTCCCGCTACTTATTATTACTTTGGTAGGATTGTATTCACTTTTAATTTTAATGCGATGAGAACGAAGAAAAACACGAAGCCAACTTTATTAGAAATAATCAACTATTGGCACGACCAAAAAAAGAAGAACTTAGGTAAGTTTAATATGGAGCATTATATGAAGGTTTGTCACGCTAAAGCATACAATGTAAGATTTGATGAACACAATAATATGATTAGAATATGAAAACAGCAGTAAAATGGTTGGTTGAAGAAATGTTTAAACAAAGTTATCTCAATGATAAACCATTAACAGTTAACAACATTGAATATTTTGTTAAACAAGCCGAAGAAATGGAGAAAGAGCAGAGAATTAAAGTGTATCAATTAGGTTACGATACAGGATATAAAGTATGTGAAATGAAATTTAATGGGTTATTTAAATCAGAATAGAATGAAAACAGCAGTAGAATGGTTTGTAATAGAATTAAAAAAACTTAATATAGAAGTTACTTTAGAAATTGAAAAAAAATCAGTTGCTTTATTTGAACAAGCCAAAGAAATGGAGAAAGAGCAGATAATAGATGCTTGGAATGATGGAAAATATGAAACATCAGGATATAACTTTTCGGAAACTTACTACAACGAAACCTTTAAATCAGAATAGAATGAAAACAGATAAAGGATGTGCTTGTTATGGTAGTAATTCTTTGCATACGTGTTTTTGTAAAGACTATCAACCGATTAAAACAAAAAGTAAAAAATCTTATAGAAAGAAAACTAAATCAGAAGAATGAAACGCAAAGAAGTTACAGCGGTCTTTGAATGGACAAATCAAGATATGCTGTTAGAACAAATAGAAAAGTTAAAAATAATGCTATTAGAAGGTAAAGAGTATTACGAGAATGTAGAATGCACAAGCACAGGAATAAAAGCATTGTTACAATTTAAGCAACAATACCAAAAATTGCGTAGTTTTAAAGTTATAGATAATAACGAAATAATTATAAAATCAAACGTATGACACCTAAAGAATTTGCAATAGAATTAGTAGATAAATTCTACATTGGACTTGGAATAAAAGATTACAGGGTAGCTAAAAACTGCGCGATATTTACTTGTCACCAGCGTATTCAGGAAACGCTTACATTAACACGAATTAAGTTTTTAAAAGAAGCTGTAACCGAATTAGAAAAGCTATGAAAAATTATAGAGTATGGTTAGAAGATTCAGTTGAGCCAAATGGTGGTTTTTGGTGGTATTGTTTTGATAATGGGGATGGATATTTAAGGCAAGTTGATTATGATTACACTGGCAAAGAAAATGAACTTGACACTTTGCAACAATACATTGAGTGGGGATATAAAGTTGAGAAACTATGAAAGTGTTTAAGCTATACAACCCTAAGCAAAAGATTGACTATCGTAAAATAAAACGATGGAAGGTTCGTGTTAATATATCAAATAATTTTTATAAGAATTTTGAGTTTGATTAAAAAATAATTATTATATTTGCATACGGACTCCTTCGACATTATAAGTCCTTACGGTATTATTACCCTTGTTTTTGAAGTAGAGGTCGAAGGCTACAGATAAAGCGAGGGTTTTTTTATGTTTAAAATTTTGAGTTATGATTGAAAAAAATGTTTGGTATTTATTTAAAGTAGAAAAAATGTATGTAAAAGAATTAAATACAGTTTTTTTAATATGTTATTATTCAAATGGCATTATGGAAAGACAATTAGAATTAAAACATGGCGATTTAATTAAAACAATAATTAATCATGAGTGGTTGGATTAAAATACATAGGTCTATAACTAATCATTGGTTATATTCAGAAAAACGAGTTTATAGTAAACTTGAGGCTTGGTATGATATGCTTATAGCGGTTAATTATTCAGATAGCAAAACGCTTATTAAAGGTAAATTATATGAAGTTAAAAGAGGTCAAAGCATAATGAGTTTAGATAGCTGGGCAAAGCGTTGGAGTTGGGATAAATCTAAAGTTAGGCGGTTTTTAAACACGTTGCAAAATGATAACATGATTGAATTAAAAAGCGACACGATAACGACACAGCTAACTATTTGTAATTATGAAAGTTACCAAGGTGAACGAAACGCAGATGAAACACCAGTGAAACGCAAACGAAACGCAGGTGAAACACAAACGACACCAATAGAAGAAAGAAAAGAAGAAAAGAAGTTTATAATACCAACTTTTAACGATGTTCTTGAATATTGTATGCAAAACAATTTAGACGTTGATGGAGTAAAATTTATTAACTTTTACGAGTCAAAAGGTTGGATGGTTGGTAAAAACAAAATGAAAGACTGGAAAGCAGCTATTCGAACTTGGGTAAAACCTAAACAAATAGAAAATATTTCACCTGAAGAATTAAAAGCATATGAACTTGGATTTCTAAAACCTAAACAATGATAACACAAGAAGGCGATTGCCTACAATATCTTTTAGATTACAAAGACGGCAAAATAAAAGACGGATTAATGATAGGTTGCGATTTAGATGATTATATTAGATTTAAACCTAACCAACTAAACATAATTCTCGGACACGATAACGTTGGTAAAACATATTGGATAAATTGGTATTTCTTAACACTTGCACTTAAACACGATTTAAAGTTTTGCATTTGGAGCGGTGAAAATAAGAAAGCTACAATATTACGTGACTTGCTACAGATGTATTATGGAATAAGATTTAAGGATTTAACCTATCAACAAATAAATTCAGGAACTACAATACTTGAACAACAGTTTAAATTCATAAGCAATAAAAATCTTTACAAGCCAAATGAGTTATTGAAGTTGTTTGAAGAAAGTGAATGCAATGTAGCATTAATTGACCCATTTACCGGGTTAGATAGGCAAATGGATTTCCAAAGTAATTACAATTTTTTAAATTCTTGCCGTGATTTCTGCAATAAGTTTGGAGTAACGATATACATAAACACGCACCCAAATAGCGAAAGCGGTAGAACTGGTAATATTTATCAGGAAGGCGAATATAAAGGACATTTAAAAGCACCATTGAAAGACCATATCGAAGGCGGTAAAGCATTCTCAAATCGTTGTGATGACTTATTTGTAATTCATAGGTTAGTAAAACACGAAACAATGAAATATGTAACGTGGGTAAATGTAGAGAAAGTTAAAGATATGGATACGGGTGGTAAACATACTGCGTTAAATGACCCGATTATGTTTGATTTTAATTCGGGGTTAGGATTTAAAGTTAATGGCATTGACCCATTACAAAATGTAAGGCCTAAAATGTCAAATAGTTTTCCAGCTAAACAACTACCTTTGATTGAACCCGATGTAGTCAACGGAAAAGAAATACGTTCATTTTCAGAAAAGATGAATAATAAAGATGTTCCGTTTTGATTATTATAACAAGCAAAAACACGAATAAATGGATGAATTGACAATTATAACTGGCAAAGTAAACTTAGACACTACTTATTTAAAGATTAAACTAAGCCTTGAAGAAATAAAAGAACGTGCTTCAAATAGATATGATTTAATACATTCAATGGAACGTAGTTTAGCAGACTTACAACAAGTAAAGATTAGTTACGATGCTATGGAAAAGGAACTAAGAGCAGCATTACAGCAGAATTTTAGACTTGAAAAAGTATTAATGGAGGAGAAGTTTAAAGTCAAGGATTTACAAACACAATTAAAAACTAAAAATTATGAAATATAGAATACTAAATTTATACGCTTGTTTAGGTGGCAATCGTTACAAATGGGATGAGGTTGCAGATAACTTAGAAATAACAGCAGTTGAACTTGACCCGGAAGCAGCACGTTTATACCAAGAGCGTTTTCCAAATGACAAAGTAATAGTTGCAGACGCACACCAATATTTATTAGACCATTATAAAGAATTTGATTTTATTTGGAGTTCTCCACCTTGTCCTACTCATTCACGAGCAAGGTATTGGAATAGTTCAAATTACGACACCACAACCGAACCTGTTTACCCGGATATGAAATTATATGAAGAAATTTTGTTTTTGCAGCATTATTATAAACACGGAAAATTTGTAGTTGAAAATGTAATTCCATACTATGAGCCTTTAATACACGCACAAAAACGTGGAAGGCATTTATATTGGTGCAATTTTAATTTACCGAATGATTTAAATGATAGACGTTTTGCAATTAGCCAGGCAAAAGACGAATTAAAAGGTTTGTGTAATTTTCACGAATACGATTTTAAAAAATACAACGGTACGCAATCAGTAGTTAAAATGGCACGTAACCTGGTAGATTACGAAGCAGGTAAAACAATACTTGAAACAGCATTGAATATTTACAAAAAGACGAATATAAACCAAACATCAATCTTTGATTATGAAGTGTAAACATTGCAAAGAAAAGTTTGATCCTATCCGATTCAATATGAAATACTGCTTAAAAGATGAGTGTGTTCGTGTTTGGGTAGAATCTGAAAAGGCGAAACAATGGAAAGTTAAAAAGCAGAAAATGAAACAAGACTTAGAAACTATCCAAGACTTTTTAAATATGACACAAGTTGTATTTAATCGATTTATACGTGAGCGAGATAAACACGAAAATTGTATAAGCTGTGGAAAGAAAATAAATGGAGTAAGACACGCTTCGCATTATTTAAGTGCTGGAGGACATTCAAACGTACGATTTCACGAAGATAATGTTTGGGTAAGTTGTTATAAATGTAACGTGATGCTTTCAGGTAATCAAGTTGAATACAGAAAAAGACTTATTGATAAAATCGGAGTTGAACGAGTTGAATGGTTAGAGGAAAATGGAGCAACAGAAAGAAGATACACCAAAGAGGAATTGCGAGAAATTATGTTGACTTATAAAAATAAAATAAAAGAATTGTAATTATATTAAAAAGAATAATTACTTTTGACTCAACAATTAAAACTTAAATTATGAGCGTAACTAATTTTGAAGAGTTCACACACGAACTTACAAGCGAAGAAATGGAGATTTTGCCAGTAGTGGTGCATGGTTTCCGAAACTACAAAAAGGCGAATCCAATTAAGTCGGAATTAATAGTAACCCGAATGAACGAATATCTTTTAGCACGAGGTTATAAAATTAAAATGACTGGAGTACGTTTACGTAAAATGGTTAACTACATACGTACAAACGGCATTATCCCTTTAATAGCTACGTCTAACGGCTACTTTACAAGCGATTGTAAGGAAACTATCCAAGAACAAATACAAAGCCTTCAGGAAAGAGCAAACAGCATTGAACGATGTGCGAATGGTCTTAGAAAATTTTTATAATTTTTTTTTGATTCCATTGTTATATTAAAAAGAATAGTTATATTTGTAAAACAATTAAAATTTATATTATGAAAAACCTATTTAAAAGTTTAGCAGCATTTCAACAAGAAGTGCCAGTAATTCACAAAGGAACGCAAGGATACGGATATTCGTATGCAGACCTTCCGAAAATCTTTGAAGTGATTAATCCATTGTTGCAAAAACACGGATTAGGATTCACTCAGTTAATTAACGGCCAACAAATAGTAACTTGTTTATTCCATTGCGAAAGCGGAGAAAACATCGAAAGTAAAACGGATATTCCTCAAGGAGTACAGTTAAAAGGAATGAATGATTTTCAGGTTTTAGGTTCGGCAATTACTTATTTAAGACGTTACGCACTATCTTCGATTTTAGGTATTGTAACCGACAAAGATGTTGACGCAGCTGGAGAACAAATAAAAGCCGTAAAGACGGAAAAAAAGCCTACGATACAAGGTGAACGTTTTTTAAAAGCAGTAGAAGCAATAA